GTGCGCATCACGGCGAGATTTCACTTGTGACAAATTTTTGGTTGGTTCGCAAAATTATAAGTTGCGTTTTTTTCTGGTACGCAAATTTGCAAAAGTGCGCATAAACGCATTACATTTGTTTGACATCACAATTAAATTTATTTGTGTGTCCAGACAAACTGAATGCGTAAACTCGAAATTAAATACCAACCCTTTGCCAACCTGGTGCCATCGGTGTATAATTCCAATACACACCCAGAAGAGCAAATCTCACAGATCGCTGAAAGCATTAAGCAATTCGGCTTTAACCAACCAATTGCAGTAGACTCTAAAAACAATATACTTGCCGGTGAGGGCCGTTACTATGCTGCAAAGCGACTTAACGCCCGGGAGGTGCCTACGATCTGCCTGAGCCATTTAAGTGAGCCTCAGCAACGAGCTTACATTATTGCTGATAATCAAATAGCCAGAAACTCAATTTTTGACCCTTTAAAGCTCTCCGCAGAAATTTCAGCACTTATAACTATGGAAGTGGATATAAGTGTCCTAGCGTTCGATAATGAGCAGATTTTAGATATTCTGAGGGGATCTCCTCCAGAGGATAGAACTCCGATCAAAAATCAAAAGCAATCAAATAAAAAAGCCCGGGCGCCAAAAGAAAAAGACTCTGATCAGCAGTTGGGTATTTTAGTTTACTGTGATAATAAAGATCACCAGGAAGAGATCTTAGCCCAACTTGAAGCCGCAGGTGTAAAATGTGAAACCACTTTAATTTAATAATATGATTATAGCTGTAGATTTTGATGGTACCTGTGTAGCACATGACTTTCCGAGGGTAGGCCCTAATATTGGAGCTGGTGAAGTTTTAAGGGATTTAGTAGCTGAAGGCCATCAAATAATTTTGAATACTATTAGAGGTGATGCTGACGGCAAAGTTTTTTTATCTGAGGCTGTAATGTGGTTTATCAAAAATGACATACCGCTTTATGGAGTTAATGTTAATCCGGAACAACACAAACACACAAACAGTCCAAAGGTTCACGCAGATTTGTTTATCGACGATAGGGGACTAGGATGTCCATTAGTAAACAATAAAAAAATAAGCAAATATCCTTTTGTTGATTGGTTGGAGGTGAGAAAGCAATTATATAGAACTGGATATATAACCAGAGATTATTAACAACGCCTACCCTTCTACCTATTAAGATATGCGAATTAAAAAAGAATGGTCCACAGCTGAGGTGGAAGATTTAAAGAAAAATTATTCCATGACTCCAAATAAAAAATTGGCTGCCAGGTGTAATACTTCTGTTAGGACCATGGTTCGTAAAGCCAGGGAGTTGGATTTGGTAAAGGATCCTTCCTTCAGGGACACAATAGATTTCGCAGGACTAAGAAAGGGAGTTAAACCCTGGAATAAAGGGAAAAAGATTTCTCCGCTGCGGACAATTCCGGAGAGTCAGAAAGCCACACTATTCGCTAAAGGTCGGACAGCTCCGACCAAAGATCCGGATGTGATTAAAAAATCACTAGCCAGCCGATCGGAAACAATTCGTAAAGACAAACTCCGGAGAAAATACGGAATGACACCCATTACTAAATTAAAATTTAAAGACCTCGATTAATGCCAACTATTTCACAGAGAAAGTTTGCCGACCTCGTCGGATTTTCGGAAGCGACCATTCGGAAGGCTATTGAAAAGGGTTATATACAGCAAGGATCTATCACTGACGAGAATGGTAAAAAAGCAATTGATTACGATGTAGCGATCGTGGAATGGAATAACTCACCGGCTGGTCTTAAATCAGCTGGTAAAGGAACAAAAGCTCTGGAAGATCTTCCAAAAAAAGGAGTGAAAGATTCAGAAAAAAAAGCAAGTGGTCATACCTATAAAGCACCTCCGGTGGATCCGGAAGCACAAAAGAAAAAATCAGAGATCATTGACTTAAAACTCGACTCTGAGAAATTAAGAAAAGCCCGGGATCAGTTTGAGTTTCAAAAACAGATTGGAAATTTTGTAAACAAACAAGCCACTGACGCCGCACTATTTGACTTTGGCAAGCTGTTAAGGGAAAATATTTTAAACATGCCACCCCGTTATACAGTGCTTATTCGTAATGCAGCTTCAGATTCTGCCGGTGAAGATATTTTTATGGAAGCATGTGAAGAGGCGCTTCGAGCACTATCTACTCCTCCCGATCTAACAAAATATTAAATTATGATCGCAGCGCCATTTAATCCTCTACTCACAAGTCTCTATCATGGTTTGGCACCTGAGAGAAAGAAGCGCGTATCAGAGTGGGCTGAGGAAAACATGGTCCTTCCCGAAATGTCAGCTGAACCTGGTCCTTATCGCGTGAGCCGAACACCTTATGCGCGGAAGATCATGGACTGTCTTTCTCCACAGAGTAAATACAAAAAAGTAATTTTTATGAAGTCCTCCCAGGTTGGAGGAACTCAGATAGGATTGAATTGGATAGGTTCAATTATTGACAATGCACCAGGTGGAATTCTACTAGTCTCTCCTACTGATAGTAACGCGAAGCGTAATAGTAAGATCAGGATTGAGCCCATGATCAAATCCACTAGAGCGCTAAGGAGAAAGATCAGGTCGGCAAAGATTCGTGAAGGTGGAAATACAGTATTGCAGAAAGATTTTCCGGGAGGCTTCCTGGTAATGATAGGATCTAACTCTACCAGCGATGCAAAGTCTTTACCCTGCAGGTATATTTGTTTTGATGAGATAGATGAGTATGTAGAAAATCTCGACGGGCAAGGATCTATTCTGGACTTGGGGGAGCTAAGGACCATGACGTTTAGGAATGCTAAAATTTTCCTGAACTCTACTCCTACCATTGAAGGTCGATCGAACATTGAGCGAGAATTTAAAGACACTGATCAGAATTATTATTTTGTTCCATGCCCTTGCTGTAAACATAAACAAAAATTAGAATTTGAGCAGCTGAGGTGGAATGAAGGAAATTATCAAGAAGTTTATTACGAGTGTATTGAGTGCGGCCATCACATGGTGGAGTCAGATAAAACCTGGATGCTGGACGATGAGAGAGCCGAAGATCCAGCGGAGTGGAGAGTTACATGTGCGCATAATGTTAGCTCTGAAAAAATTGGTTTCCATATAAACGCCCTCTACTCTCCCTGGTTTAAGTGGTGGCAAATTTGCGAGAAATATGATAAAGCTCAGAATAATGAGCCCCGTATGATTGCCTTTAATAACGGGATATTAGGTAAATGCCATAAACACACCGGTGAGCAGCCTGACTATAATATTTTATTTGCAAAGCGTGTAAACACATACTCACCAAACAAGCCACCTGAAGATGTATGTTTTATTACAGTAGGGGCCGACGTTCAGAAAGACAGGATAGAAGCGGAGATAGTTGGATGGGGTAAAGGAAAAAGATCCTGGTCTATTGACTACAGAATACTCGTAGGAGAAACTAATCAGCTGGATGTTTTTAATAAACTTGCCGAACTGGTACACGAAACCTGGACTCGTGCCGATGGTTTAGTACTACCGGTTAAAATGCTTTTCATTGACTCAGGGCATAACCAGAGTTATGTTTACGATTTCTGCAGGCGCTTTGATCTATCTCGAGTAGTACCGGTTAAAGGTGGGCCACCGAACCAGGGTGTTATTATTGCACAGCCGCGCCTGGTGGATTATATGCAGGACGGTAAAAAAGTTGGTGACGTGCGATCGTGGAATGTAGCTGTATCAATGCTAAAGAGTGAATTTTATGGCTGGCTGAAATTAAACCCGGACCAAACCGATCCAGCAAAACCGATCTATCCTCCAGGGTATTGTTTTTTTCCGATGGATGGCCGATACTCAGACATTAATCACTTTAAAGGAATATGTTCGGAGCAGCTGGAAGCAAAAACAGAAAGAGGGATTGTGAAATACACCTGGGTTAAGAAGTACCCTTTTAACGAGCCTTTAGATTGCAGGAACTATGCTAGAGCCGCTGCCAGCTTATTAGGTGTGGACCGATTTGAGGATCACCACTATGATGCAATGGCTGGAATTGGTGCTAGTAAACCCGTTAAAAAGTCGAATCAAACACGTGAAGAGGACTGGATTTAAAAATTTATATTTGAGTCATAGTAAGTTTAATTAACATCACTTATAAAATGGCATTACCAGTATTCCCTCCAGCAACCGAAGAAAATTACAACGCATTAGCAGAAGCTTACAGTTTAGGCGCTGAGAGTGTACGGTACGGTAATAAGGAAATTAAGTACCGGTCCCGTGAGGATATGAAGGCACTATTATACGATATGGCTGTAGCCTTGGGTAAAGTTAGTAATGGCGGCGGCCGTACATACGCTGAATTCAGCAAAGACTAATCATGGCAATAAAAATAAATACCTTAGACCGCTTTATAGGATGGCTTAGCCCCGGAGCGGGAGCTAGACGAATAGCTGAACGCATGGCCTTCGACCAAATAAGAGACTACGATGCAGCGATGAAAAACCGCCGAACTTCTCATTGGAAAACAACCCACACTTCTGCGGATGCTGAGATTTTACCTGCTATTGAGCAGCTTCGGAATGTTTCAAGGGCTATGGTTAGAAATAATACTTACGCCTTTAGTGCGATTGAAGTGTTAACGACAAATGTAGTAGGTACCGGTATTAGAGCCAGTATTACCAGTGAAAATACCTCTCAATTAAAGCGCGTAAAAAAATACTGGAAAGATTGGTTTGGTACCACAGAGTGTGATTTTATGGGCCAATTGAGTGGCTACGGAATTCAATCACTCTCTACCAGATCAATGTTTGAATCTGGTGAATGCCTGATCATTAAAAGAAAATTTAACTCTAAAGATAACACGCTCTTACCCATTCGCTTGCAGGTATTGGAGCCGGACTTTATTGATACTCATAAATACAAACCAAACACCGGGGTAGGAGATTATATTAGCCAGGGAATAGAGTATAACGATCGCGGACAAAGGATCGCCTACTGGCTTTTTGATGAGCATCCGGGCAACTTAACCGGCTTTTATCAAACATCAAAACGCTGGCCGGCTGAAGATATCATTCATTTATATCGTCAGTTAAGACCAGGTCAGGAAAGAGGGGTACCAGCCGGAGTATCGGCTTTTGTGAGACTTAATGACTTTGACGATTACGAAGCTGCAGAGCTTATGAGACAAAAAATAGCCAGCTGTTTTGCTGTGTTTATTACTGGGTCTCCGAGTGGATTACCTGAAAAAGTAGATCCAAACGCGCCACCTCCTCGTGAAAAAGTTGCACCTGGTATTATAGAACGCTTAAAGCCTGGCGAAACGGTAACTTTTGCTAAACCTCCTAGTGTTGCTGGTTATGGAGAGTATAGCCGAAAATCACTACAAGGATCTGCAGCTGGTTATGGAGTTACTTATGAAGGGCTCACTGGTGACTACTCAAATGTAAACTTTAGCTCTGGCCGGATGGGTTGGCTGGAGTTTTTTAGAAAGATCACTGAACTGCAGAGTAATACTATTATACCAAAAGGATGTGAGAAGATTTTTAAATGGTTTTTAGATGCAGTGTATTTAAAGGAAGGAATTGACCCTCGTATTATATCAGTTGATTGGACCGCACCTCGTAGGGAAATGATTGATATAACTAAAGAAACGAAGGCAATGGCTGAGCAGATTTTGAATGGTATTACCAGTTGGTCAGAGGTGGCCAGAGAGAATGGATGGAATCCGGATGATCTTTTAGAAGAGATCAAAAGTGATCAGGAAAAAATTAAAAAAGCTGGCGTAATTATAACTTCTGACGCCACAACTTTAATTCTTACTCCAAAACTAAAAACTGAACCGGTAGATATAGGTGAGTAAAAAACTCTTTAGTAGTAAAGGATTCAGCCTTTAATTAATCTAAAAACTTGATGTTAATAACCCTGACTTTTGAAAAAAAAGACAGGGTTTTTTTATTTCAATAAAAATTTATATTTGATGCAGTACAAGTTTATCAGTCATCAATTATAAATAATGGCAAAAGAAATTTTCAAAGTAGAGAAGTTATTAGTCCGCGCAAATTTCGTGGAAAATAGCTTTAATGAAAAGGAACGTACAGTGGACGTAATTTTTGCGACTGAAACCCTGGACGTTACCCGTTACGATTACCGTAACTCCACTTATTTTATTGAGCAGCTTGTTTTAACACCTGAATCTGTTCGCCTCGACCGCTTAAATGCCGGCGCTCCTTTTTTAGATAATCATATTAGCTACGGATCGGTTCGCAATGGATTGGGAACTGTAGTTAAAGGATCTGCCAGATTAATTAATGGCCGTGGTGCTTGCACAGTGAAATTTTCGAGCCGCAAAGACGTGGCCGATATCATGCGTGATGTAAAGGAAGGCACTTTAGAAAATATTTCAGTTGGCTATACTGTATATAAATACGAAAGACAGCCGGTAGTAGATGGAGAAACTCCTATTTACCGCGTGATAGACTGGGAGCCTTTTGAGGTGTCTTTAGTTAGTATTCCTGCAGATATTTCTGCGGGTGTAGGTCGTAGCCTTGAAAAAATAAAAGACTTTGAGCCTCTCTCACGCGTGTGCGAGATCGAAGTTATCGACGCTGAAGGCGTAACCGGAGAAAGATCCGGATCTGAACCTGTAAATAAATTACCAAATAATAACCCTTTAAACAATAGAGACATGACTTTAGAGCAAAGAGCTTTAGCAGTTGGCCTTCAAGCCACTGCAACCCTGGCACAAGTAGAAGCCGCAGAACGTAAATTACAAATTACTCAACGCGCTTTAGCCGTGGGATTAACTCACACTGCTACAGAAGCTGAAGTAATTGCTAAAGAAACCGCTAACCGCGATGCAGATATCGCCGCTGCAGTGCAGCGTGGTATTGAAGCAGAGCAAAGCCGTCACACTGAAATCACTAACATGGTTCGTGTGTTTGGTTTACCTGCAGCATTCGGCGAAAAATTAATTACCGATAAAACTTCTATCGATAATGCTCGTAAACTAGCACAGGATGAGCTTGCAAAAACTGATCCTAAGCTGCGCGGTCAAAACATTACCGTTACGGGTAAAGACGAAACAGAAAAAGAGCGTACCGGTATGGTTGCTGGTTTATTAATGCGCTCAGGTGCAGTAACCGATAAATCTATTACCGCTGAAGAGCGTGAATTAGGTAAGCGTTTTGCTAACCGTAAATTGATAGATATCGCCCGTATGTGCTGCGAAAGAATTGGTATCGACACTCGTGATTTAGACGACATGGAGATCGCTTCTCGTGCCATCACCAGCAACTCTTCTGACTTTCCTATTCTCTTAGCCGGTACCAACCGCCGTATTTTATTGGATGCTTATAATGTAACTGCAGATAAGTGGAAAATGTTCTGTAAAATCGGATCAGTAAGTGATTTCCGTGAGTGGGATCGTTTACGTCCGGGTTCTATTTCTCGTTTAGATGCTTTGAATGAAAACGGAACTTATAAAACCAAAGCTTTAGCCGATGCAACTAAGGAAAAAGTGCAAATAGGCACTTTTGGTAACATCATTAACCTTTCGAGGAAAATGATCGTTAACGACGACTTAGGTGGATTTACCGATATCACCCGTGCATTAGGTAGAGCAGCTGCCCGTTCAATTGAAATCGACGTGTTTGCATTGTTCGGTTTAAATGGTGGATTTGGTCCATTAATGACTGACGGTTTACCTCTTTTTGATGCAGCACACGGAAATTTAATTGCTGCCGGTGCTGGTGGAACTCCAATAACTGCACAATTTGAAAAAGTTCGTAACAAGTTTGCCCGTATGACGGACGAACAAGCTAACGACTATTTAGATATCGCTTCGGCTATCTGGGTAGGACCAAGCGAGTTGTTAAGCACTGCAAATACTACTAACGGTTCTCTCTTTGATCCGGAAGCAGTTAACAAGCTTCAAAAACCAAACAGTGTTAAAGATATGTTTAAGCAATTAATCGGAACTCCGCGTTTAGGCGCTGCGTCGACCCCTTGGTATGCTTTTGCAGATCCTTCAGATGTTCCGGCAATTGAAGTTTCCTTCTTAAACGGTCAACAAGCTCCTCACTTAGAAAGCGAAATCGCCTTTAACCAGGATGGTATCGCTTGGAAAGTACGCCACGATTACGGTGTGTCTGCGATCGATTATAAAGGTGTGATTATGAACGCTGGAGCTTAATCAGTAGCTCATTTAGAAAAAACCTGACAATTCAAAAGAAATAAAAACCAGGGGCGGCATTGAGCCGCCCCATTATTCGAAAAAATCATGCAAAATTTTGTTTACGAAGCGTCCACACTTACCTGGACAAATGGCACCGGTGACGATGTAGTAGCTGGACAGCCTGTATTCATTGGCAGTATAATCGCTGTAGCTATTGGCGACATCGCAGACGGAGATTCCGGTGATGTGAAAATCGGTGGAGTATTTCGTTTTGCGAAAGATGCTCCTTTGGTAATTACACAAGGTGATACTTTATACTGGAGTACTGCAAATCAAGAAATCACTAAAACTGTTACTGATCAGTATATCGGTAAAGCCGCAGTTAGCGCAGCTAGTGCAGATACAGAGGTAGAAGTGCTTTTGGATGTTCACCAGGGAGCTGCTGTAGTAGCACCTGTTACGGACAGTAGTGGAGCTGCCGCCGCAAACGGAACTATAGAGGCAATCACTTTAACTGAACCTGCAAATTTAGCAGCGCAAACAGTTATTAATGCTCAATTGGCGGCTGGCATAAAAGAGCTTGCTACAAAATTAAATGAATTGATCCTCGCATTAAAAGGCGGCGGATCTGTGGAAGGCGCTTAATACCTCTTAAATGAGCAATCTATTTGATAAGGTCCGGGACATTAGTTTCGATAAGACGATGAAAGTCTTTGGTTACTCAGCGTCCTGGACCCCTTCAGCTGGAGGAGCAGCCCAAGTTGTACAGGTTGGTTTTAACGAGCCTGATCATATGCAAAAACTGGGCGATATAGAGTACTTGCCAACTCAGGAAACAATGGAATACAGAGCTCCATATTTTCCAACACTAAAAGCGAGCGTTGACGCTAATAACGACGAGACTGTAGTGATTAAAGAATCGAATTACTACGTGCGCTCTGTAAAAAAGATTTACGATGGCGCGACTTATATCGCTGTTCTCGAAAAAATACCTGATTAAACGTTCTTTAAAATGTCTGCAATAGAATCCGATATCAATTTACTCGAGCAAAATTTAGTTGATAGACTAAATTTTAAAAGAGATCAGCTTGTTACCGCAGGTTACATAGCTGAAGGAGATATTGAGATAGAACTATGGCCGGAAAACGTGCTAAACTTCAAAAGACCTATAAAAGGTGTAGGTAGGATTTCGGTTTGTTATCTCGATACTACTTATGATAAGATTCTGGATCCGAATGTGGTGAGTCAAACAGGAACTATGGGCTTCGCTTTTCATTGTCAGTCAAAAAACAGACGAGGAGTAGCCGGAGTGAATGACATGATCCGGATAGTTCTTAAATATTTGATTGGTTATCAGCCGTTAGGCTACACTAAAATGATTGCTAAGAATGTGAAGCTCTATGAAAGAGATAAGGATTCAAATATCTGGATGGCGCTCACTGAACTCTGCACAAATTACATTTTAAGCGAGTTCAACGACGAACCAGAGTTGCCGAGTATCGAACAAATGGTCTTTACCCCTCCTCCGGGAAAAGGCGATAGTACAACAGTAACAGAGGACACACAGATCGGTGGAAATCCGATCTTTTAAACCGCTAATTATTAAAACATGAAAAAATATATTTCAAATTCCCTCAATCTCTTAGCAATTTCTTTTCAGATTAAAGACTTACAAAACGTAGCTGCTGAAGGAGAGGAAGAGGATATTCAAGAAGTTACAATCACTAAAGAAGTTGTAATGTCAAAAGGCACTGTAGCTGAACTTCCTGAAGATAATGAGCGTGTAAAAGACCTCTTAATTAAAGGTCACATAAAAGTATACACCGCTCCTTCAAATTAAAGGACGCTTAAACTCCATTAAAAACAAGCAATTAACCTAATTCTAATATAAAAAATTTAAAAAATGGCAGCTTCAGATTTTGTTCACGGTGTCGAAACTTTTACCGCTGTAATTGGCGGAAAATCCATTACAATCGTTCGTACAGCGGTAGTAATGTTAATCGGTTTGGCCCCTAAAGGACCGAGCCAGGAGTTAACCTTAGTACAAAAACAGGATGATTTATCACAATGGGGATCGTACCTGGCCGGCTTTACAATTCCACAGGCCTTAAATATTATTTTTGAGCAAAGCTCAAAGGCCACTGTAGTAGTGGTTAATATTTATGACCCTGAAACCCACGATATCGAAGTGGAAGACGAGCCACATGTTATGGTGGGAGGAAAAACAAAACTCACTTATGAGCCAACTTCTTTTACCAGCTTAACTAACGCAGCCGGCGATGTTACTTATGTATTAGATACTGATTATTCAGTAGATGACTATGGTAACATTAAAGTTATTGGTACCACAATTAGCCAAACAGGATCTGTAAAAGCTAATTACAATAAACTGGACACTACTACTATTACTTCAGCTCAAATTATTGGAGCTGTTACCGGTGATGTTCGTACCGGTATGAAATTATTTGATTTAAGCCGTGTTCAATTCGGCTTCACTGGCAAAATTTTAATTTGCCCTGTATATGGTGCTTTAACTGCTGTAAGTGCAGGAATGGTGGCTTATATCAATGATAAAAGAGCTTGCACATTCACTCCTGCTCCATTCGGTACCTCAAAAGCAACTGCAGTAGCAGGCCGTGGAGCCGGTGGATCAATTAATTTTCAAACACAGAATAAGCGCGTAATGTTACTTTTCCCTTGGGTTAAGGACAACAACCTGGTTACGGACGCTGATCAGTATTCTGATCCGAGCGCGTATTATGCAGGCCAAATGTGCGCTACTGACGCTTTGGAAGGACCGCAAACCAGTGTTTCTAACCACGAAATTATCGGTGTAAATGGAACCGAGATTCCAATTACTGACGAGATCTCTGATCCAAACAGTGATGCAAACGCTTTAAATGGCGCCGGAATTTCTACTGTATCTATGGGTTCAGGCGTAGCTCGTACATGGGGTAACAGAAATGCAAGTTTCCCGGAAAACACTGCGATTGATTCGTTTTTAAGTGTTATCCGCGTGTCGGACATCATTGCTGAGTCGATTGAGTACTACTCTCGTCCATACATTGATAAGCCAATCACAAAAGCGATTATCGATCAGATCCGCGCCGATGTAAACGCCTTTATGAGAATTTTAATTTCTCGTGGCTGGATCCTTGACGGTTCAAAATGTACCTGGGATAAAGCAAAAAATCCAAACGAAGAGTTGGCTTTAGGTCACCTGGTGTTTGATTACAACTTCTTGCCTCCTCCACCAATGGAGCGCTTGACTTACAACGCTTTCGTAGACATTAACCTGTTCACAAAAGCCTTAGCAGCTTAATAATTCACTTTTTTAAAAACGATATAAATTTTTTTCACGATGAGCGCACAAGTAACGATTAACCGCATCACAAACGCAAACGTTTATTTAAACGGTGTGGGTCTTTTGGGCCAGGTGGAAGAGATCAACTTACCTGAAATAAAATTCACAGCTTCAGAACATAAGTCGCTTGGAATGATCGGTAAAGTGGAACTCACCTCCGGGATCGATAAAATGGAATATAAAATTAAATGGAATTCCTTTTATCCGGATGTACTCAAGGAAATGGGTAATCCGTACAAAACAGTTTCTATGCAGGTCCGCGGATCTTTAGAAGGCTGGGAAGCAGGTAACAGATCCTCAGAGAAACAAGTTACCGCTTACCTAACTGCTCAAGTAGCCAACTTCCCTGGTGCAGCTTTCAAACAACACGATAACGTGGAAATGGAGTCGCAAATGCGTTGCAGCTACTATAAACTTGAGATCGAAGACATCGAGATTATAGAGATAGATGTGATGGCGAACATTCATCGTGTCGATGGCAATGATCTGCTCGCAAACTATAAAGCCAACATCGGCGGGTAATAATAACCTTAAAAAGGGCCTCCCGAAAAGAGGCCCTTTCTTTTTTTATAAATCAAATACGTAAACCTCAAAACCATGACAAACACAGCTAAAGACACTACAATCAGTACAGAAACAAAAGACGAAAACACTAGCGCGGTTAAAGCAGAGACCGCCGTAACAGCTGAAGGACAGCAGACCGGAACTCTCGAAGAGCAGGAAGAGCCTGCAATCGTTTACCCGATCGTGAATGAAACTGAAACCCCAGAGTATTATATGAGCACTCGCCAGGAATCTGCCGACGCTCCGGAGACCTGGAAAAAGACCTGGAAGGATAACAGTAAAACGATCACTCTCGATGCTTCAGGTTACGAGATCACCAAATACACCAAAGACGGGCATGTCGAATTTATGACCCCGAGAACAAAGCACAAAGTAGAGATTTTTGTGGGCAGCGCCGGCGATGTGCTCAAAGCGCGACGTATGGTCGGCAATAAAATGGACGAGGAAGCCTTCACCCAGGCCTCGATCGCTCAGCTTACAAAGTTTGACGGTCAATTTATGCCGCCGGAGGCTATCGCTAAAAAAGGTTTTCTCGGCTACTACGAGTATATCACCATTATGGGGGTGTTCCAGGATATAAATTTTTAATAAGCGAGGAACAGGCCACTTTCGTCGCTAATTTTTTAAGTACACCGATCACAACGGTTTTAAAAATGCCCTCCCGGGACGTGTACTGGCAGTTTAACAACGGGGTGAACCTTTACAATAAGATGAACCCTAAACCCGATTAAGATCTCTAAAAATGGCAGCAAATAGACAAATGCAGGTATCAATGATCCTAACCGCCTATGACCGGGCGAGTCGGGTTATTAATTCCTTTGCTACCAGGAACGAGGCCAGGTTAATGTCTTTCTCCCGCCGGACCGGCGAAATGGGAGATAAAGCCTTTAAAACAGGAAAAGAATTCGGCGCGATAGGCCTGGCAGCTGCCGGGCCTTTAGGCATTGCAATAAAAGCCGCGGCCGATTATGAAAAGCTAAATATTTCCCTTAAAACTTCCTTCCAGGGTAATGCTATGGCCGCAAACAAGGCATTTAAAGAGATTAACCAGTTTGCAGCCCAGACGCCCTACGAACTCGAGGAAGTAATGACCGGCTTTATTAAGCTTAAAAACATGGGCCTGGATCCGGGACAAAAAGCCCTTACAGCTTATGGGAATATTGCCTCCGGTATGGGCAAAAGCTTAAACGATATGGTGGAAGCTGTGGCAGATGCCGCCACCTTTGAGTTTGAGAGGTTAAAAGAATTCGGGATTAAAGCTTCGCAGCAAGGTAATAAAGTAACGTTCTTATTCCAGGGCGTGAAAACCACTGTAAATAAAAACGCCAAAGAGATCGAAAAATACCTGCAGGGCGTGGGTAACACTAAATTTGCAGGCGGTATCGAGGCACAATCGAAAAGTATTTACGGCCAGTTCTCGACATTAAAAGATAATGCAAACCAGGTGGCCGTTACATTTGGCAGGACCTTAATGCCTGGCTTAAACGCATTGTTTGCAAAGGTGTCGGTCGTTATCGCTAAGGTTCAGGACTGGACGCAAAAAAATCCGGTCCTAGCAAAAAAAATAATGATGATCGGCGTCGCTGTAGCTGCGCTCTCTTTGGGAGTGTCCGGACTATCGTTTGTTTTTGGGGGCCTTATGAAGGCGATTAGTTTCGCTTCCGGCGCCGGCGGGATATTCTTAAAACTTTTAAAAGCCACGACCTACCAAAATGCTGCAGCTGGTATCACTGCAAAAATGTCGGCGGCTGGATTATGGGCTCAGTCTGTAGCTTCAAAAGTTGCTGCAGCTTCCACCTGGATTATGACCGGCGCCATGAAAGTATTAAACGCCGTTATGGCGATTAATCCCTTTGTTCTTTTGGCGATCGCCGTGGTAGGAATAGCAGTACTGATATACAAGTACTGGGATAACATCAAAGCTTTTTTCGTTAAAACATGGGCAAACATCAAAGCACTGTTTAACCAGGCCGTAGCATTTATTAAAAAGTGGGGTTTATTATTCGTTAATCCGGTAGCTTTTATAATTCAGCACTGGGATAAGATCAAAGCCTATTTTACCAGGCTATTTCCTGGCATTGTAGCCAAATTTAACGGGCTTATCACTTTTGTGAAGTCAATACCCGGCCGAATGTTTGAAGCCGGCAAAAACATTATTTCGAGCCTTTTTAAAGGTATGATGTCGCTGGCCATGAAACCGGTAGAGGCGATCAAAGGAATAGTTAAAAAAGTCCGCGACTTTTTACCGTTCTCTCCGGCGAAGGAAGGACCGCTCCGGGATATCCACCGGATCCGACTTATCGAAACTATTTCGGAAACAATAAAACCGAACGCGATGGTTAAGGCCATGCGAACCACAACGGCCGCCGCTGTATTGGCTATGAATGTGACTGCAGCACAGCCAAACGGTGCATTTTCGAGGCCTGCTCCAAACATTAACGCCAGATCTGCAGGCGGTGGATCTTCGGTAACAATTCATTTAAACCCGACGATCTATATCGGCGGCGCTCCGGCCAAAGGTGGACAGGCCGATGATATAATGGCACAGCTCAATTTAATGAAAGACGAGTTAAAAAGACTCGTGGAAGAGGCGATCCGGAAAGACAAACGACGTAATTACTAATAATGTACGCTCAATTAGGAGACATAATTTTTGATCTATTGTTAGGCCCTGAAGCCTACGAAGATAATCAGGAAACTGACTATGCTCAGATCCCTTTGATTAATCGTAAACCAAAACTTCAACGAACCGGCGAAAAACTGCAGGAGGTAAATATTGTTATTGCTTTAAGAGAACAATTTTGTGTACCTGAAGAGCAAATAAAAATTTTTAACGACAAAAGAATTACCGGTGAGGTAATGACCTGGACCTGGGGATCGGGAGATATTGAAGGAGACTTTGTGATCAAGTCAGTTAAAAAAAACATTAATGCGCTTTCTCCTTATGGCCAATTTCGTGATGTTACTATAAACATTGGTTTAATTGAGTACTACAATAGCGATAAAATTGGCGCCATTAAATCGCTTGCAAAGCGTAATGCTTTTGCCACTTCATTAACCGCGCCAACACCTGAAAATTTAGAGGTAACAGAACCTAGTCCGGCTACTTCGGTAATGAAAGATATTTCAGGCGCTGATCTAAATAATGGACAAACAGCAGGTAAACTTGAAGATGCTTCAAATAAATTTAAAAATAACGATGCTATTATCGATGCTGCTCAGGCTTATGTAAATAAGGTAAAAGCAGACTTGTACCAGGTGAAGCGTTTAATAATGAACACTCAAAGCCTCCTTACAAATATAGGAGTGAAGCTTGCAGCTTACCCGGCTTTAACTACGATTGCAAATACTTTAGTTACTGAGATTACCGCTACTAATGCTGCAGTAACTCAAGCAAATGTATTGGTAGATACTTTTCAAAGTTTACCTGATCCGGTAACTAACCTGGTAGAAGCAAACCAGGTGTTAAGTACTTCTGACGATGGTGTTACTGCAGCTAAGAATTTAAAACTGTGTAACGATAAGGTTCGCAAAGCTGCTCAGCCATTGGCGGTTGCTATTGCAAAAAAACAGGAAATAGAAACGTAAAAATTTAAGATTACAATGTCATTCAGTACGCTAAACGGTGATAAATTCAGAGGTTACACCACGATCGAAGGTGATCGCTGGTCAACTATTGCCCGCAAAGCTTATGGTGATAGTACAAAGTTTGATCCTATTATACAATGTAATTACGGCCACCCGTTAAACCCAATTTTTAAAGGTGGGATAAAACTCCGCATTCCGGTAATACCTACACCTGATGAAACCGGTGATGCAGATTTGCCACCATGGTTTTTAAACCGAAGCGCTTCAACTGAGCAGGCTCGATCTGCAGTAGCCGTATTTAGCAACCCTAGTGTAATACGTGGTACCACCGGAAACTTTGATATAGTGGCCGACTGGGTAGAACCTTTTAATTATATGGGTAGAGCTGTTATAGGATCGCCTGACGATGCACCGGTTTGGTTTATTACACGGATTGAAGTTACAGAAGACGGACTCACAATAATAAAACGCGCTACCGCTGTGAAGTGGACTGAGAGATTAACAGCAACTTATTTATAAATATTAAAATAAAAGATCATGGTACTAACAAATCAAAATTTTATCGATAACGAGGAAAATAGTTATCCTTATTTAGCAGTGAATTTAGCAGTAGCTCACCGATTGAGTCCTGATGAGAAAGATCTTGAGGTTATGGTTAATGCAACATTTACACCTTTCCGGAAGGACGAGGAGGGGAAAATTATTTTTTTACACTCAGAAGCCTGGACAGAATTACACGCGGATATCGCTGATGGTTCTGATCCGATTGCAATGATGACTTTCGGAAAAATTGAGCAGTCGATTCGTGAACATATTAACGCTAAAAATCTTTAATCATGGCTTTAAGATATGCTGTCGCCTCAGGCGATTGGAGTAATACAGCAACATGGAACGGCGGAACCTTGCCTGTTCCCGGTGATGATGTATATGCTAACACTTATACTGTCGCTATAGATCAAAATATTACAGTCAATAAAATAACCACTGCGGGATCAGGTGCCGCATCTTCCGGAGGTACGTTTACCATGGCCGGAAATTTTACAATTACCGCGAATATAACCGCTGGGACAACGGATTGTCTTTCAATGTCCTCGTCTGGTGCTGTTGCTATTATTGGAAATTTACAAGGTGGATCAGGCGCAACAAGTAGAGCTGTAACTTTTGGAGGGATTGGAACTCTTACACTAACTGGAAACTTAACCGGAGGTTCAGGAGGTAATAGTACAGCGCTTTTTATAACTGGAATTGGAACAATAAATGTAACAGGTAATTTATTAGGCGGAGCCGCTGGAGCTAATGGACAAGGTATTTATATTTCTGGAAATTGTAATTTGACAATAAATGGAAATGTAACTGGCGGCGTTGCAGATTATGGAATGGAGATTGCCGCGAATTGTACTGTATTTGTAAACGGGTATTCAGTAGGATCTAGTTCAGTTGCTTATGCTTCCGGTATTCAATTAACATCCCTTATTGCCAGTGTAATTATTCAAGCGGGTGAATATGGATCTTTAGCGAACCCATTCTCCGGACCAGTAAGATTTGCAAATACAAATCCAATAATTAAAGTTCGTAAAGCAAGCGGAGCAACCGCAATACTTCAGGATTTATCAGAGATATCTGGAATCTTACCAGATATAGAAGATGTACGGGAGGGTACAATTTTTAATTTGGGAGGGCTTACCGGAATTTTAGCGGTACCACCTAAAAGCGCAGTATCCCTTGGAGTGCCGACTGATGACGGTTTTGGTGAAGCTTTATTAACAGCTGAAGATTTTCTGGACGCAATAAATGATTCTGCTAATCCAATTGCAGAACGCCTTCGAAATGTTGCTACAGTTCAAACAGTGGCCTCTCAATTAGCCGCAGCACTTTAATCTTTTAAAAAACAATTCAATGGAAATACTACTTTTTATAATTGCCTGGACACTCAAAATATGTTTGAGCCCGGTATTAATTATCTACGGAATTCTCAGATCAATTTGGGATGCAATAATAAGCTATAAAAATCCTGCGGCTCGTAAAAAAGCAGCCGACTGGTTTAAAGGTATGGCCTTAGCGGTAGATATATTAGGTAACGCTATGGGTAAGTACATTTTTGATGACTGCCTTCGTAAACCTGGCGGCCATTCGTTTGGTACCAGAAACGAAACTATAAGCCGTGCAATGGCTTATAACGAGCAAAAAAATACACTCAGTGGTTTTGGCAAATTTGTTGCCTGGGTATTAAATACCTGCGAAAAGGATCATTTAAAAAAATCATTAGAACTCTCTAAAACAGAATAAGGTGGCAGAGATCGTTCCACAGCTAAACTACGTTATTAATTATGAGGGTAAGAATATTACCGATGAGATTTCGCGTTATTTATCGAACATAAAATATAAAGATTCTACCAAAGATAAATCAGATGAGATTGAAATTAACCTTGAGGATACAGATGGAAAATGGCACTCTAACTGGTACCCGAAAAAAAAGGATAAGATTACAGCAAAGATATCTGACGGTGAAGGTTGGATAGAGTGCGGCACTTTTGTTATAGATGAAACTGAATTTAGTGGCCCACCGGATATGGTAGCTATTCGGGCGCTGGCTACTGCGGTAAGTTCTAAACTTCGCACAAAAAAAAGCCAATCGCATGAAAGTAAAACACTAAAACAAATTGCCCAGGCTATTTGTGATGAGCATGATTTTACACTGGATGTAGGCACTCATGTAGTAACTAAAGCGAAAGCGGTTCAGGTAGATATCGATAAGATTGAGATTATAAAAGGTGAACTTTTTGATGCTAAAGCGTTGGAAAAAGATGCAATTATTTCGGTGCTTCAAAAAGTTGGTCCTAAAGTAAGTGGCCTCACCAGAGATCTCAGAAAAAAAGACCTTAGCTCTGAAGCTGACATTGTGGAGGATGGTTTCCGTTGGGTGGCTCACACTAATTACACACCGGTTGCCTTGGATTATTACATTAACCGGTTGGTGCTCGTTCAAAATATGCTAAGTGCTTATTTACAAAAGCCAGAAAAGTTAGTAGTAGCAAATGATTTAAGCTCAATACAAATTGAGAGATCTACCCAGAATCAGGAAACTGATCTTTACTATTTGGCTCGGATTGCTAAAGAGTACGGCTTCTTTTTTAATATTAAAGGAACTACACTGATCTTTTACCAGGTATATAATTTAGAAGGACGCGGACCATCACTCACGCTTACCAAATCGCAGCTAACCCGTTTCAATATTAAAGACACTTCGGTAGGCACCGTGAAATCTACTACCGTTACCAGTCATAATCCAAAAACAAATGAAGTAATTACCGCTACTGCAGAATCAGAACCCGCTTTTCCGATTCACTACATGCCTGAAAAATATTATCAAAAAACAGGCTTTGGGGTAATTAAAAATAACGACACTAAAACCGCCAGTAAAACTCCTTTTGATAGCGGATCAGGATCTTCTCAGCCGAATGATCAGGATCCGAACGAACTTACTTCTGAAGATACTGCAGAGGAAAAAACAAAGGCTGAAACACAGCAACAAGCAGAAGCTCAAGCAAAGAGCCTGCACCATAAAAAGAACAAGCATACCGTTTCAGGGACTATTTCAACTGCTTTTAATGTTAACCTGGTTTCGGGCAACAATTTCACCCTGGTAGACGCTGGTGAATTATCGGGCATATATCACATTGAAGAGGCCGAAGTTACACTAGATCGCAGCGGTGGCGCTACAGTAACCTGTGAAATATACCGTGTAGGAAAGGTGGATAAGTCACGCCGGAAGCTTAAAAAATAATTCAGTAAATAATTTATATTTGATGAGTAACAAATTTATTTAACACCTCATTTAAACAGTGTTTTTAGCCTACGGAAAAATATCAGAAGTTTTAGCAGATAAGGGCCTTTATAGGGTGACTTTCGATGACAGGGATATGGTTTCAAGGCCACTCCCTCGAGTGTTCTTAAACACCAAAAAGAATAAGGATGAGGCGAGTTTAGATGAGAATGAGCATGTAGCCTGCATAATGGATGAGAATTTTGAAGATGGGGTGATTTTAGGTGCCATCTATGATGCAAATAATCTTCCGCCGGTTGGCTCAATAGATAAGCGCGTGACCACTTATGACGATGGCTCCTTTGTGCAATTTGACCGGGTGGCAAAAAAACTAACCATAAGCTGTGAGGGAAACGTAGAAATAATTAAGGCTACTGATATCAATATTACAGCTAGTGGTACCATAAAGTTTAATGACGGATCAAATGAAGGTATACCTAAAGTGGTAGCTCTAGCAAGTAAAATAGCAGCTGTGGAAACTTTAGTGAATAATATTCTAACGGTTTTAAAGGCTACTACAATTCCTTTAGCCCCTTCAGGTACTTATCCTTTTGCGGCACTATATGCTGCCTTAAGTGTAATTGCACCAATCACAAGTCAAGCGAGTATAGAAGATACTAAAGTCAAACATTAAATGGAAGTAACAGAGGTAAAATCGAGTATTTGGGGGGTTTCTCTAGCTAAGCAGGGAGATCTTGTGGAAGGTATTGATTTCATTAACCAATGTTTGAAAATTTTACTGAACACCCGTTTAGGATCTATTCCGCTGAACGAAGAGTTTGGATGTAAAGTGTTTGATCGGTTTGATAAACCAATGACTCAGTTAAGAGCTTTAGTGCCTGGTGATGTGAAGGAGTGTGTTGATTTATTTATTCCGGAGATCACAGTAGTTAAGGTTACCTCAGTAATGGAAGTGGGCAGTTTGACAGTTTTTGTACAATGGGCCTTTTTAAATACAGTAGAAACAAATCAAATAAGCGTAACCTATGGCATTAAGTGATCCTATATTTATAGATACAGATCCTAACATAATTGTTACGGATCTGATCGCATTTTATGAGACTGCTACCGGTCTTAAACTTTCTCCTGCACAGGCTGAAAGACTTTTAATTAACGCCTGGGCATACAGGGAATCTTTAACCAGATCAGGTGTAAATGAAGCTGCTAAACAAAACTTAGTAGCTTTTGCAGTTGGGGTTATCTTAGATTACCTGGGCCAGCTTGTAGGTGTTTCGCGTTTACCATCACAGCCAGCGCAAACCACAGTAAAGTTTTATTTACTTACCGGCCACGGTGATGTAGTTATACCGCGTGGTACCAGAGTAGCTTCAACGGATGGTGTGGCTGTTTTTTACACACTAAATGATCAGCCGGTGGCAACCGGTACAGATGATGTATCTGTACTTTGCCAATGTGAAACACCTGGCATTTTAGGTAACGGTTATATTGCTGCTACGATCGCAGTGATCCTGGATCCTCAGCCATATTTAATTCTTGCTGAAAACCTCAGTACTACAAATGGAGGTGCGGACGTTGAAACTGACGAGCAATTAAGAATTAGAATTTATTTAGCACCTGAACAATACTCGACTGCAGGCTCAATTGGAGGTTATAAATTTTTTGCCAGAACGGCTAATCAATCAATTATTGATGTAGAAGTTTTTTCTTCTGGACCAGGCGTGGTAGATGTTATTCCACTAGTATTGGATGAGGGCGGTACTCCTGCAGAGATTCTTGCCGATGTAGAAACAGCAGTATCGGATGAAAAGGTTCGTCCGATCTGTGACGATGTTTTAGTTTACTCACCTACCGAAGAGGAGTATGAAATTACTGCAGAGCTAGTTTTATTTGCTGACGCCGAACAGGCCAGTACATTATCACTGGCTACAGCAAATGCACAAGCTTATGCCGATGCTCATCGTCGCAAACTAGGCCTTGATATTATTTTAGATCAGATTAAAGCGATCATAATTATTCCAAATGCAGTTTACAGTGTGAATCTAATTGAGCCGGCTGCAGATATTGTTTTGGCTCTTACAAAATACGGTAAATGTACCGGAGTAAATATAACAGTAACAGGTATAAATAATGGCTAACCAAACAGTATTACCACATAGCGTGGCTGTGGCCACACATATAAAAATATTAGATACCATGGCAGCTGACCGCGTGGCCGCTATTGATATGGGTGTGGTGTTGGTAAATTTAATTGATACAGCGCCAGTAGAAGCGCTTCCGTTTCTCGCCATTCAATTTAATCTCTCCGGATATAAAGGCTGGAAGTTTGCTGATACAGAACAAAAACAAAGAGATCTTTTAAAGCAAGCGATCGAACTAAATCGTTATAAAGGTACTCCTTACGGCTTAAAGCAAGCTTTAATAATGGCTGGCGTGATTGGAGACATTGAGATCAGGGAGCGGATGGTTTTAAGATACAACAATCAGTTCGATCATTCAGGCATTGCCTACTATGGTAACCACTGGGCTTATTTCAGGGTGCTTATTGATGTAGCGAACCTGGGAGGTGTTTCTCTTGAGGATTTACATGGAGTTATTTATGAATATAAAAATGCCCGCAGTTGGTTAATTGATGTAAGCTACAAACAAAGTATTACAGATACCGTTGGAGTGAGCGACGATCTTAAAGGAACTATTAGAGTTTCAATTACTGATCGTGTTTACGTTGATGACGATTTGAGTTCGGCATTAGTGCCATAACAATTTTAAAAAAACAAAGATGAAAGTTAAAAGCAAAATTGGTGTAGTAGGCAGATTAAAAGTAAAGGTTTACGACCTTGAAAATAAACTCGTTTTTGAAAACACCTCAAAAAACATGGTAGTAGACCAGGGTTTAATTGCAATATCTAAATTATTAGGGGGCGATGACCCTGCTACTGGAAAACCTGTAGCATTCGGCCGAGTTGGTGATGGGATTACAGCGCCCGATGCTTCAGATACAAGCTTAGTAAACGCTATTGCGGGTACTTATGCTATTGATAGCGTTGCATACCCGGCAACTGGCTCAGTGCAATTTAATTTTTCACTAAACTATGGAGACGCTAACGGTACAGACATTACAGAGTATGCTTTGTATAATGAAGATATGGTAATGTATGCCAGAGTTATAAAACCGGCAATATCAAAAACTATAAGCTGGCGCGTAGAGTGCGAGTGGACCATTGAATTTACAGTAATCTAATTTTTTTTAACCATGGCAAATATTGTAGAAACATCTACGTTCGACGCTGACGTTTATTTACTAGACATTACCGATCCTGTTGTAGGAGGCCTGACAGGTAAATCGAACATGCAAGGCATAGCCTTAGCAAACCGTACTCGCTGGCTGTATGATCAGCTTACCCCGCTGTTAGGTAAAATATTTTTCTCAGTTAGTTATGGAACCACTGTCACAGTTGGTTCAGGCGGATCTAATGTAAATGCAGATAATAGCGCCTATTCACTAGCTTATCCTGTAGGATCTCCGGATTATACAACACCAGACGACGGTGAGACACGGACTTATAAAATCACTATGTCGGCATTTTGCAATTTCACTTACAATGCTTCTGGAAATGTTCAGATGGTTTTATACACAAGCACGGTAGGTCCTGTTTATTCTGGAATTTTAACATGGAATTTAAGACAACCTTACCAATATATCGCCATGACAAAAGTGGTTTCTATTGGTCCGGGAGTTGAATTAAAAGCAATGTTCGGAAACAATGCTACCGGAGCAAACGCAGTATTTACAGATGCTCAATTAATTATCGAAGAAGTATAAACCCTTTAATTCTAAAAACATGAGTAAGATCGTAGAAATTGCAAGCGCTTATTTAGGCACTAAGGAAAGTCCTAAAGGAAGCAATAAAACAAAATTCGGTAAATGGTTTGGCTTAGATGGTTCGCCTTGGTGTGGTATGTTTGCAAGCCTTGTATATAATGAAGCCGGTTACCCGCTTGGAACCATAGATTTTAAAAAGGGTTATGCCAGCTGTCAGTTTGCTTTAAATCATTTTAAGAAACAAGGTGAGGTAATACCAAAGGAAAAAGTGCAACCTGGTAACCTCGTTATTTTTGACTGGGATGGCAACAATCAGGCAGATCATACTGGTATATTTGTTCGTGATCTGGGTAACGGCTCATTTGAAACGATTGAAGGTAACACCGCCTACGGCAATGATTCAAATGGAGGTGAAGTAATGCTCCGTACTCGTAAATATGTGTCAGGTAAATCTAAAATATATTTCATAGCTCCGAAAGTAGTAGCCGATAATGAAATACATTAACACACTGGTGGGCCTCAGAGACCTCATAAGCGCCGGCGGGCGTCCAGTACTCCGGTAGTATTATCGGTCGCGCCTAACCCCTGGTCAATTTAGCCAGGGGTTTTGTTTTTAGTTTTACATTATGTAAATTTGCATAATATGAAAATTACAGATTTATCAAATATTTACGGCTCATTAAAAGCAATGTGTGAAGAGGCCGGCACTGATCTAACACAAGTATGCAGAGAGGCCGGTATAGATCGTTCAATTCCAGAGCGCTGGAAGGATAAAAACCCAAAGACGCTTGAGATCGTTGTTAAGCTTATACAGGCCATTGAAAATAAAGATAAAAAGGTGATCATTCCTCCCGGAGGAAAAGAAAAGATTATACGCTCCTAATCTAACTTGCCATATTTAAGCTTGCAAAATCGCCAGGCAGATCCAATCTTTTAATTTCGTTTTCAACCCGCTTCCGACTTTTATTTAAGTAGTGCTTATAAGTGGTTTTTGGCGTGTTTCCGAGCATATCGGAAATTGTCTCTAGAGAGAACCCTTGCTCGTCTTTAATCGTCGCAAATGTCTTCCTACCGGTATGTGTGGTAATGTATTTACTAATACTTACACGCTTGCAAATTTTTCTAATTGTTTTATTATATACCTGGTTGCAAACCATAGGGAATTTACCTTCATATTTTTTTAGAATTACTGCAGCAACTTCGGTTAATTCTGACCAGTAAATTTTTTGTGTTTTACCGCGACCGGTTTCGCAGGTTACCCAGTTAATGCCTTTTTCAGATTTAATTTCAAATTTCCAGAGATCCATATATGAAAGCCCGGTGAAACATTGAAATAAAAATAAGTCTTTACAAAACTCAACTGTTTCACTATAACAATCGTGTCCGATAATTTTTTTAACTTCATATAATTCTAAGCTTATAACGTCTTTGGCCTTACTACGCTTTGACTTTAACCCTGTAAGGGTATTATACTCTATATAATCCATTGCTACAGCATGGTCTAAAGCAAACTTGCACATTCTTATGTGGCGATTAGCGTGATCGTGTTTACACTCTGTGTTTTGATAAAGCCATAAACGTAGCTGCTCCATTATTTTTGGGCGCACACTGTTCGCTTTAATTTCCAAGCAGCCTATTGAAGATAGAAACTGTTTAATGTTGTTTAACTGGTACTCGTGTTTGGTAATTGTTTTAATGTCGAGCTGTTCCTCGAGTGCGACTTTTGCTTCATTTTCTACAATGACCTGGATAAGTGTTTTGTCTACCCCGATAAATAAATTTTCGTTTTTTTGTCCGGTGAATATACCGGCTAGGGATCCTAGTAAGTTCATAATTTTTGGAGATTTGAGTTTGTACATAAATAAACGCAAGGGGGTCTCGTATTGTTATTAACTAAAAGAAAAATTCGACAGGTAACGAAAAAGCCACGACGAGCGTGGCTTTTAACGGTGTGTAATGGTTTGAAGTTCTTTTCTTATCCCTTTAATGGGGATGAACCTCTGAAGCTCCCTCTCCTGGGGATGAACTTTTTTGCTTTGTTACTGTTTTGGGGATGAACCAAAGCCCATTTACACACCGTTCGACCACTTAAGTCGAAAACCCTTAATGTACTAAGCTAGTTTTAATAATACTGTTGGGGTATTATTCTCTTCGGTTAGCACGGTGTCATTAAAGGCACTAAGAAAATTTGCAGCTTTGTCCGATCCGGACCCACTCAAATTCATTATGATCGTGGTGAGTTTTGCGATCATCTGGTCCTTTTTATCGATCTGCTCTTCTAATTTTGAAAAAGCTTTCTCTAAAAGAGAATTACTCATTGGATCAGTTTTAGGGGCCATCATTTCACCTTCACCCTTAAATAACCAGGTTGGATTTGCTCCTAAAGCAGCGGCAATATTCATAAAAGTACGTTCACGAACGGAAGTGCTTTCCGCCTGAATCTCCTGAAAAGTACGGGTTGAGATTTTTGCGGCTGCGCAAAACTCGTTTTGACCTAAGTTAAGATGACTTTTCAACATCATAACCCTAGTATACACGGTCTCTTTTGTTGGTTTCATGGTTTTTGTGTTAATAATTAAATTTATTATTGATCGAAAATAAATTTAGCATTGTGCTATAAAATTTATAATTCAAAACTAAACAATAGTTTTTAATCTACAACAAATTAAAATGTTAAATAATAAACCACTATGAGTTCAGCATTAACGCCAAAAGAGAAGAAAGTAGAGCTTAAAAAGCGCTTAGACGCTGTAAAGCCACATTTGGAAAAGAAAACTTGGGTAGCGGTATTCGTGACCTTTTTCCCTGAATACGCCTCTCAAACTCGACTTTTAAGCAATGTAAGAGCTGGACTCAGTTTGGATGAGGCTGTAATTACCAAAATGGAGGAGCTGGTGATCAGAATCCAGGAATTGAAACAAAATTCAACCAAATAAACCAAATATGAACAGAATCTATGTAGCGAGTAGCTGGCGCAATCAAATACAGCCTGGGGTCGTAAAGCTTTTGAGAGAGCTGGGCCATGAAGTTTATGACTTCAAAAACCCTGAAGGTAAAACAGGCTTCAGCTGGTCTGAGGTAGATAAGGACTGGAAGGATTGGACGCCTGAACAGTATGTAGAGGCTCTTAATCACCCGCTAGCGGTTGCCGGGTTTACAAGTGATTTTAAAGCTATGGCATGGGCCGACACTTGTGTATTCGTTCTTCCTGCAGGAACTTCTGCAGCAACTGAAGCCGGTTGGATGAAAGGCGCTGGTAAGAGAGTTATTGTTTACCAGCCTGAGCCACGTGAAGCCGAACTGATGTTTAAAATTTACGATATAGTAATTACTAACGAAGCGGATCTGCGAAGTTTTTTTAATAATGGTACAGAAACTAAAACCTTTAATAAACACGATGGAAAATAATTCAATACCTACAGCAAAAGATCTTCAATTCAGTTTATCAAAAAACCCAGATAGAGCCCGGTGCAATAATTGTGGAGGACAGCTTAACCCTACCGGATCTTTAGCTTCTACAATTTGGATCAATAAAGAAACTGTATTCAGTTTATTTATGTGTGATCAGGAATGTGTAAGTGAATTCAAATCAGGGCCAACCTCCGATGAGTATATCGCAAATCAAATTCGTAATAAACTTAAAAAATAAATCATGCAGACAACACAGCCAGATCCCAATAGAGAAATTAATCCCGGGGATAAAATTACTTTAATTGCTTTTCATAAAACGCCAGGCAGAAACTTCGACTTTCCGAATCCTACCACGAGTGAAGTTACAATCCGTAGTCTATTCATTGAAAAAACCGGACAGATACACTACGATATCGGTTTCACAATCCCTATAGGTGAAGCGCCTTTAAAATCACTTGACACAGGCGAAGTGCTAAGTAATGATAATACTTACTGGATGCACTCGACCAGATTTACTAAAACTAAAAACTAGGAGGCTGGTAATGAAAAAAATAGCGGGATATATAGTATTAGTTCTTATTGTAATGCACCAGGTGTATATCTGGTGGGATATGCTTTGTGTGTGTGGTATGGCTATTTTATGGATAGTTCTATCGATCGCTACAGTAATTACCTCTGTTCTCTTATTTCTTCTCTGGGCCTTTAATATTATACCAACTAAAAAAATAAAAATCATAAAGCCATGAAAAAAAACGCCACAAAACAATGTGCATTAGGGGAAATGATCCTCGAGTTCATTGCAGCGGAAAAAGCTGTAAATAAATTACCGGCTCCACCAGTGCAGCCAAAAGAGAAAGTTTCTTACACCCTTGCTGAATGGAGCCAATACCGAAAAGAATGCTCTGAATTCAGTTTTAAAGCAACTCGCTATAAGGAGACAAAGCAGGCCTTAGAAACTCGCTTACAAAAAAGCTGTGAGGCAATTAGAAACTACATACCAAAACCTCATACCTGGTTTGTAACGGAAGATAAGAAGTTTGCCGTTGCTCTGCAGGGTTCAAATTGGCCAGGCGATCAGTATCGCGTACGATTCAGACAGTACCCTGTTATCGAAGAGTTGCCAAAACTCCAGCTTCAAATTATTAATTAAAAACTCTAAAAAATTATGAAACCTCTGAAAACACAAAACATCGCTTTAGGATCAATATACCTGGGTGAAAACTACCGACAAAAATTTGATAAAATCGCCCTTGACGATCTGGCTCAGTCTATTTCTGAAAAGGGCGTTTTACAGCCAATCATTGTCAGAATCGTTAAAGGTAAAAACGGTTACGAACTTGTATCGGGTGGACGTCGTTTGAAAGCTTCCTTATTAGTCCATGCAAATAATAAAGACTTAATGCTCACTATTCCTTCTGTAGTTTATGAAGATCTGTCAGACTCAGATGCAATGGAGATACAGATCACTGAAAACCTGCAGCGTTCAAACGTTCATCCTATGGAAGAGGCTAAGGCCTTTAAGAACTTAATTGATGTTAAAGGTTACGGCATTGAAGAAATGGCAAAGCGCTTCGGAAAAACGCGTACTTATATTCTGCAGCAACTAAAATTAAATGATTTAATCACTGAGCTGCAGGATGCTTTTTTTGAAGATCGTTGCCTATTAAAAGAAGTGATCAGTATAGCTCAGTTTGATGAACAAATTCAATCCAAAATTTGGGTAGAACATTTGAAGAGACAAAAAGGAACTATCCGGATTGAAGCATATATGTTAAACAAATACCTTGGTAATTTAAGAACAGTTGCATTTTCTCTCAGCGATGCAAGTTTTAAAAAACTTCCGGCGTGTGAAGGATGTATACATAATTCAGCAACTGCAGTTTTGTTTGCAGAAGATGCGAAAGAGGCACGTTGCTTAAATATTTCATGTTTCAATAAAAAGACTCAGGATCATTTTAAAAATGAATTAGAGAAAGCTAAATCTGATCCATTAATCGAGTTTGTTTCAGAAGGTCGAAGCGAAGGTAATGTATCAGATAAGTTGAAAAAAGAAGGTTTTAAAATTCATAGTCAATGGGATATTAATATTCTGGATAAACCTGAACCTCCTATAATGTCAGAATATGAAGAGGGGCTTACCGATAACGATTATAATAGCCGTGAAGATATGTTAAAGGCTTACGACGATGCGGAGAAAGACTTTCAAAAGGAATTAGCAGCATACAACAAAAAAGTTGAAAGCGGTAATTATTTCAAATTCTTTTTTATCAGTGGTACCTGGGCTGGTCATTATGGATATATGACTAAAGCAAAATCTAACAATGCTATTGATGCTTCAGGTAAAGTTAAGAAAGATGTTAAGATCACACAGGCCGATATCAAATCAGAAATTGATCGCATAAAAGACCGTGAAAAAAGAGCAAAGGAATTAGACGAGGAAAAAACAACTCCAAAAATATTTGAGTTGTTAGAGAAAGAGACTCCACTTTTTACAGATGCTGCAGGAGCAAAGTTGCAGGATTGTGAACTAAGAGCTTTAATTCTCATTTTAATGGATCATGGCGGGTATATGATGGATGAACCTGAAGAGGCAATAGGTTGGGATCAAACAAATCCGGAAATGCTCATTGACTTTTTAAAAGCAAAATCTACAGCTGAACTTCAGGTGATCATTAATATTCTTACCCGCTTAGTTGTATTAGCAAAATTTACACCAGGCAATCATGCACGGCCTAGTAGTAACGATAATGCAGCCAGCTTTATTGAGATCACTGATCATTATAATCCTGAAGGTGTGGCGCAAATACTTAATGAGCAGTATGAAGTGGCAGAAAAAAGATCTGTACGCACAAAGGCCAGATTAGAAAATTTAGAAGCCCAACTCAAACCAAAAAAGGAAGCCGGTGAAGATACGACTGCAAAAAAATCATCTAAAACTAAGACCGTAAAAACTGCGGTGATGGTGTTTATACTTTCATTGTTTTTCTTAAGCAGCTGTGAGCCGGCTGGTACCATAAATAAATTATCGCCTCCGGGAGCTGATATAGAAGTATATGAATATTATGTTACTGCAGGCAGATCTGTGTACGTTGCAAAATTCAAAGATGACTCTCTTCTAACTACTACCTGGGAAGAGCAGGAATATAAGAATCACTCTGTTAAGTACGCCACGGTAACAGTAAAATAATTCAATAAAAACTAATCAATAAAAAACAAAAGCATGAATTTTAAAGAAATCAAATCACAGGAAGATGCTTGCAAGGTTCTTAACAGAGAAGTTAAGCCAGGGCAAGCACTTAAAGACATTGCCGACGCCATCAATTTTCTGGATGGGGAGTATAAACCAAAAAAAGGAAGCTGGTACCCGCTGTTTTGGTGGGATGATGCTGGGGGCTTCGGTTTCTCGGTTTCGGCTGACGGTCACTGGATCACGGTTACGGGTGCCGGCGCCCGCCTCGCATTCAGATTTAGATCAGAGGAGGCTTCTGATTATTTCGGAACTGAGTTTTTGCCTCTACATAAAGAATTGTTTTACTCTTAAAAACCTAATCCATGAATTTTAAAGACATCAAAGATTACGCAGGCATTTGTGCCGCAATTAAAGAAGATCCGAATGTATTTCCGATCGTTGAAAATTTACCTGAAGCTGAAGGCAGAGACGTGGTTAATTCCTTCATGTATAAACGTATGGTTAGAGCTATGAACGTTCAGCCTGACGGCACAATATGGGAACCAAATTACTACACAAGGGATCTTAAAATTGAACCATGGCTAGAAGTAGCTGCAGATGAACAACGCCCTGGGGGCTTCGGTTTCTCGTATTCGAATCACGATCTCTGGCACTCGGATACGATTGCCGGCGCCCGCCGCGCTTTTCATAGTGTGGCGTGTTTTAGACATGCGTTTGAAACATTCCCTGAAATGTTTAAACAGGAATACCTGATCATTAAATAAAAATAAGGGCTGCGCTGGGTCATGCTGGAGGCTTCGGTTTCTCGAATTCGAATAACGATAACTGGAACACGAATACGAATGCCAGCACCCACCTATGTACTAAACGACCCACGGGCCTTGCCAACATGGCAAAAAATCACGAACCAAAACTGAGGCGTTGGTAGCCCGGCTTTATGCCGGGCGAACACGACTCTTTTAAGAACAGAGGCATGAAACGAAAAAACAACTTGTACGATAGAATAATAAGTATACCTAATCTTCTGCTGGCTGCAAAAAAAGCTAAGCAAGGTAAAGGTTTTCAGTATGGAGTAAGGTTGTTTGACCGTAAGCCAGAGGCTGATATTATAGCTCTAAATGAGTCTTTATTAAATAAGACTTACAAAACATCAAAGTATACTACAAAAATAGTTTATGAGCCAAAAGAGAGGGAAGTATTTCGACTTCCCTTCTACCCTGACAGAATCACTCATCATGCTATAATGAATGTATTAGAGCAAATTTTCGTGTCAACTTTTACAATTGATACATATAGTTGCATTAAAAAAAGAGGTATTCACAAAGCTTCGTACAACCTGAGGCGAGCACTTGAAAATGAATCTGAAACACAGTTTTGCCTTAAGTTGGATATCCGAAAGTTTTACCCAACAATTGATCACGATATATTAAAAAAATTACTGCGTAGAAAATTTAAGGACCAGGATCTCTTATGGCTTTTAGATGAGATAATTGATAGTTGCCCTGGTGTTCCGATTGGAAACTATTTGAGTCAGTATTTTGCCAATTTCTATATGTGCTACTTTGATCACTGGATTAAAGAACAAAAGCGAGATAAGTATTACTTCAGATATGCAGATGACTTAGTTATTCTCGCTCCAAATAAACAGCAGCTTCACCAACGCTTAGCAGATATTCGCTGCTACATGAAGGATCTTTTAAATCTGGAAGTGAAAAACAATTACCAAACATTTCCGGTTGCTACACGAGGTATCGATTTTGTTGGATATGTACATTATCACGGCCACACCAGGCTGAGAAAAAATATTAAAAAGAATTTTGCCCGGAACAGAAAGAAACCCAAATCCGTCGCAGCTTACATGGGCTGGGCTAGTAAATGCGATAGTAATCACTTAATTAAAAAATTAGCAGCATGAGCGAAGTAAAAAGTTTTAAAAGTTTTAAAGATTTTGGTATTTCAATTCCTGAATCTGATGCATTACAAGGCCCAAAAATAAAAGTAGATAAGTTATTCGGACGAAAAATACTCGTTCATAGATATGTCCTAAAGCCTTCTAAGGTTATCATTGGAACTACTTGTATGTGGATGCAAATTTCTTTAGATGGAGATATGAGAGTGGTTTTTTCCTCCTCTACTTATCTTCAAAAAATGATTGCAGAAGTACCTTATCCAGAAGGATTCCCGTTTAATGCGGTCATTGTCAGGAAAGATAACGATAGCCATCAATTCGAGTAATATGTTATTAGCAGATGCCCTTAAAATTGCCATCGAGGCTCGAGAGATCCTACGGCCACATTGTGAGCGTGTAGAAATCGCCGGATCTATCCGGAGAAATAAACCCGAGGTAGGAGATATCGAAATCGTCGCTATCCCCCTACCTTATGAAACAGGCCTTTTTGAAAGTGGTATTGCTACTGTAGTAAATCAGTGGACCAAAGTAAAAGGTGAGCTTGAATACATTGGTCGGCCAAAGATCAAAAAGTGTAAATACACTCAAAGGATCCTCCCTTCTGGAATGGTTCTGGATTTGTTTTTTGCTGAGCCTGAAAACTGGGGGTATATCTATGCGATCAGAACCGGATCGGTAGAGTACAGTAAAACTTTAGCGCAGCGCTGGAATCAATTAGGCTACCATGGCGACGAAGGTTACTTATGGAGGACTGGTGGCCACATTGTAACAGTCAGAGAGGAAGAGGATCTATTTAACTTATTAAAAATTCCGTTTTGCCCGCCGGGGGCTAGAAACTTATAGCACAGCCCTTATATGAGTAAGAAAGTAGACTTAAAAGATCTAAAAAGAAATAGTAACATAGTCGAAGTAATCGGCCGATATCTTACCTTAAAAAAGGCTGGGAGCGAATGGTTGTGCAGTTGCCCTTTTCACGAAGAAAGTACTTCCAGTTTTAAAGTAAATGAGGTAAAAAAGCGTTATAAATGCTTTGGCTGTGGCAAGGGTGGCGATGTATTTGATTTTTTAATTAACTGGGGTCTTACCTGGCCCGAGGCAATTAAAGCAGTCGAAGATCCTTACAATACTGCAGGCGTTGTACCCTTTACTACAACAAGTAGCGCTCCTAAGCCTGTAGAATGGAAAGTTATAGAACCAAGGTCGCCGTTTAAATCTCCCGATCCTACGCATCACGTTATGGGTAAGCCATCAAAAGTTTGGTATTATCGTAATGGCCAGGGGCACCCGCTTTGTTTAATTTGTAGGTTTGATTTAAAGCCAGGTGAAAAAGAAGTTATTCCACTTACCTATTGTGTAAATGAATTCGGTACTGAATCATGGCGCTGGCAGGGTTTACCAAAACCACGCCCGGTTTATAATCTTCATTTTATTACACTCAGAACTTCAGAGCCAATAATGATAGTAGAGGGCGAAAAAGCTGCAGAAGCTGCACACGCTCTATTTCCAAAATATACAGCCTCTACTTGGATCGGTGGCGCTGATGGAATTCGTGCTACAGACTTTACTTCTTTTGCCGGGCGAAACATTGTTTTGTGGCCAGATAATGATAAAGGCAAATTATGGAAAGATGGTCCGCGAAAAGGTCAGCCAATGTTATTCCATGAGCTACCTGGTAACAAAGCTATGTTTGCGATCGCTGCCATTCTAAAAGATATTTGTCCGAGTATTAAGTGGGTTCGTAATGCTGAAGATTTTCCGAGCGGTTGGGATGTTGCTGACGCGAGCTGGACAGTTGAAGAGGCAAACAAATACCTTGAAGAGAATTTAATTGATATTCCGGATATTATAGAGTATGTAGAGTCTACGCCTATAGTTATTGCTCCTCCGGTAGTAGATCGCCGCGACGATGTTGAAACAAAAGTTATCCGTTTAGAAAATACTAGGGATCTTGGAAATGAATTCGAGAATAAATTTGGAGAAACTGCCATCCCGCCTCAAGAAAAGCTCGCAGCTAAAAAAGATGGCTTTACCGAAATACCCATTAAAATAGATCCGGAGGACATTCAAAAAAATGATGTTGAAGATTTAAAGGCAAATAATATTCCGCCAGACGATCCGGAGGATCCTAACTCTAAAAAGCCTAAAGGATTTAAAGGCGGTGGCTATTTCAGGATGCTGGGATATCAGAAAGATGTGAATGTAAACTTGTATCATTTTTATAGCTACAAAGCCAAAACCGTTATTTCTCTTTCTCCTTCAGCAATGACTAAACCAAACTTGCTGCAGCTGGCACCACTTGATTGGTGGCAGGGATTTTTTCCACGCTCAAATAAAAGAGGTGAGCCGGCCGATGGCTTTGAATTAGATAAAGCACAAAACTGGTTAATTGATGAGTCTGTTAAGTCGAGAATATTTAATTCAAAGCTAATACGTGGCCGTGGCGCGTGGATCGATGGTGAGAAGGTAGTAATTCACTCAGGTGAGAAATTAGTGGTTAATGGCCAGTCTGTGGATTTTCACGACCATAACTCAAGGTATATTTATGAGATTGGTGAAGACATGGGTTTTAAAATGGCTGATCCTCTTTCTACAAAACAGTCAGGCGTTCTTTTAGATATTTTAAAGCTCGTTAACTGGGAGCGTGAGATCGATGCTTATTTACTTGCCGGTTGGTGTGTAGTTGCTCCAATGTGTGGAGCTTTAACCTGGCGCCCTCATATTTGGGTAACCGGTTCAGCCGGATCTGGTAAGTCGTGGATATTTGAAAAGTTGGTGCGAAGGTTACTTGGTGAGTCGGCTATGGCTGTGCAGGGTGAAACCTCTGAGGCTGGTTTACGCCAAATGCTTAAACATGATGCATTGCCGGTAGTATTTGATGAGGCAGAGGGTGAAGATAAAAAAGCTCAGGACCGTATGGCCGACGTTTTAGCATTAATGAGATCCTCTTCAGCTTCGGATGGTGGAATTATGGCTAAAGGTACGTCGGGGGGTAGAGCTAACACTTACAAAATTCGTTCTTGCTTTGCTTTTGCTTCCATTGCCATACAAATCACTCACCAATCTGATCGCACACGTATAACAATTCTATCTCTTAAAAAGCCCGAAAAATCTGAACTAAGAGATAAGCGCTGGAAAGATCTGGTTAAAAAATATCAGGACACAGTTACCGAAGATTATGCTACACGCCTTCGTGCCCGTACAATATCAATGTTACCGGTAATATTAAAAAATGCTGAAACTTTTTCTGCAGCTGCAGCGGCCGAACTTGGTCAGCAACGTGCCGGTGATCAGATTGGAGTTTTATTAGCCGGTGCATTTTCTCTGCGCAGCGCTAAAGTAATTAGTTATAAAGAAGCTTTAGCGTGGATTCAGGAAAGAGACTGGTCAGAAGAAAAGAACCAGGAAGCAACCCGCGACGAGCTCTCACTAATACAACATATTTTATCTCAGGTTACCCGTATAGAATCTTCACACGGTCCTCAAGAAAGAACCATTGGCGAACTTGTGCAATTAGCTGCAGGCAATTCGGTAGACAAAGCTTTAGATATGGACCAGGCAAATGAGCGCTTAATGCGTTTGGGTATGAAGGTAGCCGGTTATTACTTAGTTATTGGTAACTCGGTAGATGCCATTAATAAATACCTGGCTGGTACCCACTGGGCAAAAAACTATAACAAGATCCTTCAGCGTTTAGATGGTGCAGTAGATTGTGAGCCAACCAGGTTCGCTTCAGGTTTAAAGATAAGAGGAACTAAAATACCAATGGAGAACCTGTTTAAACGTGACCAGGGGGCTTTATTTGAAGTGCTGAGCAATAAAATCCCTACTACTTCAGCGCCAATTATTTCTGCTGATCCAAAAAATCCCGATGAAAAACCGCCCTTTTAAAAAACATACTAACAATCAACCTGTTAAATAATAATTGAAAAATAACGTTATGCAAATTTGCATAACGAAGAAACCGACACTATTTTTACATAAATTTATTTGTCATTACAAACAAATTTATTAGTTAAATAATTTAAACTCTAAAAGCTGCAACCTATGAAAGAGAATGAAGAATTAACCAAAAAACACGATCAGGAAATTTTGTATTACACCCGGCTCACTTTTTGGTGTGCTATGATCGGGCTTATTATAGGGGCCTTATGTACCTGGGCTATTTGTTACACTTATTATGAAGGAGGTGTAAAATGATAGTATCACCCGATTATTCAAATGAGCCTTACGAGTACAGATTAGATCTGGCGGGACCATGTTTTGATCACCCTGGTTTTGTAGGTGAAGGTATTACACAGGGCCAACACTTTTTTAATACAGTTAGTGAGCTCTGGTATTTTTTTGCAGAGGTCAAAATACTTCAGTCTAAACATAAAGCCGGCTTCATGCGCCACGAAGTAAGAGAAGGTAGAGATGTGCGCTTTTACACCAGTGCAAGAATTCTACTCATGCACAATTTTGTTACTTACGAAGTAAGATATGATTTTCCTGATGCCGTAGCGCATACAAATGCAGCCTTCGCTTTTGAAAACATGGGTTTATTGAGTGCTTGTGATTGCGCTCGCTCTGCTTTAATCAAAAAGTTTGTTCCGGAGTTTGAAGTTTTGGAATGTGGCCGCACGGTAGAATTAATCAGCATTAAATACGAGGACCTTAAGTATGAAGCGAAACAGGAAAAATAAAAAGCTATGACAACATTAAAAACTAAAGAGGAGGTCTTCGATATAATCGCTGGCCGTAAAATGAGAAGCTGGGGACTAGCTGGCTTTAAACGCGTTTTCCCTACACTTTATGGGGTTATAATAGACTCCATGCAAGAATACAACGCACATGTAAGTGGATCGGTAGGATCTGATTTGCTTAACGAGAAAAAGAAAGTAATTGTTTTATCTGCAGCTCTCGAAAAAGTGAAGCATAAAGTTACTTACACACAAAAACACGAAAACGGCCGAATAGCCAGGTTAAAATCACCGCAGGAAGTTTACGGAGAAATTACTGCAGAAATAGATCGCGCTTTAATCACTACAAAATAAAAAAATGTTACACGCCTTTCCTATAAACCCAGTACTGCAGTCTGTGACTTACCAAAACGGTGAAATGACTATTGTGTTTATTGATAGAAAAGATCGTCACCTGGTGCAGCGTAAATATGGCCCTGTGCCTATACAGATAGTTTATGGATGGCTGTATAAAAAAACTGCTAAAGAGTGCCTGAGTTATTACGCAAAAAATATTCGCAAAAAATTTACACTTCTAAAAACTATATAATGACTATGAGTAAAAACAACTGTGTTTCAGAATGCAACTATCTACCCGAATGGAAACCCGGACAGGATATTATTATTTCACTCGACGACAAAACCGAAGACCCTCGCCCGGTGGAGGAAATTAACGCCATGTTCGATGTGCTTAAATGTGCCGCTCGTAATGCGGGCTTTGATCTTCAAGCCTGGGGCCTTCGCCCAAACTTTGAAAGCTCAATACAAAAAAATTATGTACGTGCTAAAATTCGTGAGGCCGTAGAAGCTACCAGGTTACAAATTATTCAAATGGATCCCGAAAAGTTTGGGTTTCTCGAAACCGCAAATTTAACTCTTCCGGAGGTAGATCATTAATCAAATCAAATTATGAGAAAAAAAAATAAGATCACTCCAGAGCGAGAAAAAGAAATCAGAATAATTGCTACAGCGCTTCCTAAACTGCAAGCATATAGTAATGCTGGGCAGGCTGTTTTTCACCGTCGTAAAAAAGAATACAGTTGGGATGAAATGACAACTGAACAAAAGGATCAATTTCCTAACGATCGCTTTAATCCCAGAAAAGGTAAGGCGTATGTATTTTATATTTCTGTGCCGGCTATAGTAGATCACTATGCTAATCTCTGCGATATATACCGCAATAAAGGTGAGGCAGGGGTAGAAACTTATGTAGAAGAGATTAACGAAATTTCAAACAAAGCTATAGCAGCTGCTAAATCAATTCAGCCACCTGCAGAAAAAGATGTGATTCAGGTACCGCTGGAGAGTCTTGAAAAAATGGAAGCAAAATCTCGAGCAGATGGATAAGTATACTCGCTGGGTTAATGCCGATAATACGCTCTTTGTTGTACTAGCAAAGTATGTAAAGCCAATCATTGAAAACGGCGCGGTTATACGCATGGAAAAAACCACTGTAGAAATGCTCGATGTACATGCTGAAAAAGTGCATGAGGTTACTTATGAATATTTTGACGAGTCAGTTCGTGAAGGCCGACTACGCCAAATTTTAAAACCCTTAAATAAAACATAAGATGGAAAAAACTAACACACAAGAGAATTCAGGTCGTAATGATCAAATTCCTGCAGCAAAAAATCCGGAACATCAAAGTCTACTCGATCAAATTAAAGAGAGAGAGCAGGCAGCGCACAATGTGGCTAGTACTAATAAAAATGATTTCCGAAGCCTACTAAATTACAGCCTTGCTGATACAGAAGATTTTCTCCGGGCTACGAGTCCCGATCCTTATTACGATCGTGGCGCCGTAGCTAAGCAGTATTATCCTGAAGGTGGCTGGTTATAAATCATTAATTAAAATTTAAAAAGCAATTATGTTAAAAGTATCATTTATAGGCTATATAGGCGACGATTGCCGAATGAAGAACGTAGAAGGCCAGGTAGCCATCACTTTCTCAGTAGGGGTTACAAAAGCCTACAAAAACAGGCAAGGAAACGAAGTAAGTAAAACCAACTGGATAGGCTGCACAATTTGGCGCAAACCTGAGCACACCCGAATAGCTGAATTTTTAAAACGTGGGCGCCAGGTTTGGGTAGAAGGTGAACCAAGTGTAAGAGCTTGGGTAAAAGCTGCAGATCAGTCGGCCAATGCCTCTTTTGATTGCAGGGTTACTGAATTAGAGTTAATGGGTTCGCCTGTAAATAATGCACCGGCGCAGGCAGCTCCAGCGCCTCAAATAACCGCAGAGACTAATGCTGTTATAGATAAAAAAGATCCTGCAGATAACGACGACTTACCTTTTTAGCCATGAGTTACGAGTTAAAGCTATCTAATAGCCCTAAAGAAAACCGCCGCACAGCGGGTATTAAATGGTCGCCTGAAATGCTCGTGATCATAACAGAGAAGTTTGCCATTACGTTTAATAAAGATCTGGCAAAAGAGTTAGGAGTAGGTTGGCGCACATTGGTTAGAAAAGCCCGGGAGTTGAATTTAGAAAAGGAAACAAATTTTCTCGATAATAACCGGGATAAAATATCTCAGCTGGCCACTTCAGCCAAACCAGCTAATCCAATGAAGGGAGTTAAGGGTTGGACTGTTCCTGGCGGAGAAAAACATCAATTTCAAAAAGGTAACATTCCTGTCACTAAAACAAACCCTGAAGTAGTAGAAAAAATAAGAGTAAAGAGAAATAATACCATTAAGCGAGAGAGGGCAAGATTGAAAATAGGCTTACCGCCATTAACTAAATTAAAAATTAGAAAATGAAAACTTACACCATAGCCGCAGTAATTTTTATAATCGTTGACATCTGCATGTTCTTTTATGTGCCACGCTCAGTGCGTCGCCCAAGGTTTAAAATTTATCTGCCTAGCCGTGGCTTTAGATCGTATATAAAATGGAAAAACTAAACGCCTTAGCAGGCATTAAACAGCTATTTAAAAAAATTACCAGCGATGCTGAATTCCCTATGCCGGCATTTATGAAAGACAACGCTCGTAAAGCTGAAGCATTTAATGCACAGTATAAGCCTCTGTTTTTAATATTGGTAAAAAAGTATGGTGCAACTGTAGCAGATCACATGGCATCAAGTTATCATAAAGCCGGTCAGGATAGTAATGAACCTGCAGCCGATGTTATTTTAAGGCTAATGCGAGAGGCGGCCAACGCTCCTAATGATGCTCGTATATTCTGCAGCGATTGCCAAAAAACTACAAGCCATGAAATACACTGGCATAACGGCGGTGTATATGAAGGTCATGTTTGGCGCTGTAGACAATGTAAAAGACACGGCGCCTGGATTGAAGATTAAATCTATAAAATAAAATAAATGGAAAAAGTAAAAACATTTACCCTGGATTGGGGTAGCGGAGAACAAGATTTAATTGATACCTCAATGAATAATATAGTTAGCGAGTTGGAAGCCGCTGATTTGAATGACTATCCGGATGGAGTTATAGAAGTTACTATTAGAATCGAAAAAAAATACACTCAAAAAGACTTAGAACAACTACCGGATTATACCGGCTGATTATTTTATAAAATGCAATTTCTACAAACTTTTAAAAATGGCGAAACGGTTTACTTAGAAGACTCCGTTATGTGGTATGCCTTGGAAATGGGCATTGGGTATTATAAAAGTTTAAGCATACACGAGCGAATAAATTTTAAGCAGTCTTACTTTGATATTGCTGATGGTAAGGCCTCAGAATGGGACTGGAATAATTAATCAAAAAAAAACAAATATGAAAACATCTGAAAAAAAAGAAAGCTGGCATAATGCTATTTTCGCAGCAAAAGCAGAAATAGTAGTTAGCACAAAGGATGGTCCTGAACCAGCCTTAAAAGAAGTCAATTTTAATTTGATCATTCCTGATCAGGACACATGGTTAGATAAAAAAAGTTATCTGGCCAATGATCAGCCAACACCTGCAGGTGTAAAAGTACTCACTAATATTTTCGTGCAGGCCTTAGTTGGTAATATTAAAGCAGCTCACGCATCTGGAGCCTGGAATGAAAAACAACATTTTGAATTTGTTTGCTTTGAACTTGGTCGCGCTATGGCAGCAAACAGCGAAGTGTCTACTAAAGAAAATCACTTTCGCAGTAATGGTGATCAGTTAATAGAACTGAGTACTGAAGAGGGGGTAAAGACACAAAAGGTCTCACGGTTTAAAACTCTTAAGTTTCCTACGCCAGCTGAAGCTGAAAATTGGTTAAAGCAAACAACCGCTAAAATAATCTCATTAAAGGACCAGGGTCAGGATCTTCAAAAACTTTGGATTCACGAATCCGGAGAGATCCTTGATACAGATTTTAACCAGGAGATCTATATCGGAAAATTTGTAAACATGGCAAACCTCACGCCTGATGAATGTTTAGAGACCTGGAATAATGAAACAGGCGGCTGGGATTTTTATCAAAAATTAGTAATCGAAAAAATAAATTAAGTTATGGGAATAGATTCAGAAAAAAATGCAACCTGGGACGATATCGCTGCCTTTATTGACAGCTTAACTCCAGAACAAAGGAAACAACATGCGTATGCTTTAGTCTCCGACGATGGCCACGGTAAGCGTTTAAACGTTGATACTATAGAGTGGGACGTTTATGCGCATAAGGATAACGACGACGATGCTGGACCTATAGAAGAGCTTCGGGAAATGCACGGCGAAGATTTTGTAGAGACTGATTATGAATTGGTCACACCAAAAGGAACTCCATTTATTTACATTGATTAAAATAACCGGTTACCTGGTACCCGGATCTGTTACCAGGACAAATAATAAATTATGGGAGAAAAAGTAAAAGACCCCCGCCTGGGATGTAAGGCACAAGATTCTGTTAGCGGTTTAGAAGGAACCGTTACCGCTGTATGTGAGTACGCGCATGGAGAAACTACCATTTGCATAGAGTCACAGGCTAAAGATGGTAAAATTCCAAGCACATGGCTCTCTGAAAGCCGTGTTACAATGCTTGAAACAAAGCAAGCTTAATTTTTCATCTAAAATCACTTCTACTATTAAAGGCCTGGATCTCTCCAGGCCTTTTTTTTAAACCTCAGCCCAAGCTTGCTTTTTGGGGTAAATGTTAAATCTTTCATAAAAATGAAAATAAATTTGCAACAACACTAGTGTTGTATTATCTTTACAGTATAATCTTATAAAACTGGCGGCAACAGGATAAACACGGCAGCAAAAACAATGAAAATCGAAAAGTCCCCAAACCTGTCTGAAGTAGCAATCAGCTACCGCACAAAGGTTAAAGCAAAAGACAGATTAAAAGTTAGTTCATCTTTTGCAGCAAACGAAGTACTTAAAAGTATTTACGATGTTGAAATAGTTGAACATCATGAAGAGTTTGTTATCCTGTTACTTAACAGAGCTATGCACGTTCTTGGTTGGGTTAAAACTAATGTAGGTGGCTTGTCAGCCATCTTAGTTGATAACCGTATTATTTTTCAATACGCGTTATTAGCTAATGCAAGTGCAATAATTTTAAGTCATAATCACCCTAGCGGTATTGCTCTTCCTAGTGAACAGGATAAGGCTATGACTAAAAAAATTGTAGAAGGTGGAAAAATACTGGAAATAGCAATCAGTGACCATATTATTTACACCACTGATAACTACTTCAGTTTTGCAGATGAGGGATTAATGTAAAATCAAAAGCCCCCCACAAAGGGGGGCTTTTATTAATAATTTAAAATAAATCACATGAACGAAAAGAAAATAATTTCCGTAAGGAATAAGATTTTAGATGGCATAAAATCGCACATGGAAAAAAACAATATTACTCAGGCCGAAGCTGCAGAAAAATGCGGCTGGCAGCAACAAACAGTTAACCGTATGTTAAACGGCGATTTTGGTCCGAAGCTCGATAACCTACTAATGTTATGTGAAGCCATTGGAGTCAAACTTGAGTTGAGGTCTACCCTCTACCAGGTTGGTGATGAGGGATAGTTATGGTGCAACGTCTGACATTCCGGCCGCAATAGCAGCCTCTTTTTCAATTTTCTGCCACTTATTATAATTAGGTTCGTCTTTTGCTTGTAGGTATGCCGTAGCCACCATACCGGCCTGCACATAAATTTGCATCTTATCGCCGCCTCTTTTGGCTATTTCGTACTGAGCTTCGGCGTCAGCCGCTACTTGGTTCTCAATATTCTGCATTTCCTTTTTTACTTCAGCGTCTACTACGTCGCTAGGACTACATGAGTTAAAAGTTACAATACTGGCCAGCGCCAGAGCTTTTAATAATTTATTCATAGGGTTGGTTTATTAGGTTTTATCAAAGAAACAAAAAAAACTCTAAAAACAGTAAGATCTCGTCCGATTTCACATAGTTAATAAAATGCTCCTAACTCCAATTCTGAGGCACTTTTTTTAACAGGCAGTTTGTTTATTTTTGATCACAATTAAACCAATTACAACCCGAAAACCTCTATGAGAAATAACGAGATCTCCAGTTCCACTAAAATGCCTCTAGGCCTAGTAATATTAATCGCTGGGGGCATTATAACCTGCACCGCGTTTATTTTAGACATAAAAACAGACATTAAGATGGTAAAATCGTTACTCGAAAATCGTTTAAACTTAAGTGAGTACCGGATTCAGATATTAGAAAACAGCATACCCGGCTTTAAAGGCGCTCCAACTATACCGGCTGCCTTAACGCCACGCTCTCCAAACTTTAACGAAGATCTTAAAAGTGAATAAATTTAATCTCTTTATATGGCTTAGGTCTTCCCTTGATAACACAAAGGATGGAGCAAGTGGCAAAAAAATGGCTGCTTTCTGGGTTATTATGTTCCTGGTAAGTCCTTTAGTCGTAGCCTGGGCAATATGGGCCTTTATTAAAAGTGATTGGAAACTTTTACCTGAAGTACTTAACGCACTTTTATTTTTTGCCGCCTCTGCCCTCACTATAAATGGAGCTGAAAAACTTATAGATAAATTTTCAAATAAACCACCTACCAATGAAACTACTACAAGTACTGATACTGGCGCTGCTAGTAACTAGCTGCGGATCTCTTAAAAAAAATCTCTCTAAAAAAAAGGAGAAAGAGAAAACAGAAACTACTACTACCACAGTGTCCACAAATTCAGCCGTGGCCACTTCTACCTCTGTGGCCACCCGAACTATTACCGAAGAAACTGAAGGCTCTCTCGATGTGCCGGGATCTACTATAACAGTATCCGGAACACCAACAAGTTTAGATAGTGGCCAGGTGATCAGATCAGAAACTGCAGACCAGGTTATCGAAGTCCGGAAGGATCCAAAAACTGGCCTAATAACTGCCACGGGTACCTTAAAGCCTCAAAAACTAAACGTACATACAAAAAAAACTATATTAGAAAATACAGCAACGGCCACGAGTTCGGCCAGTGGAGGAACTACACATACAAAAGCCCAGGCTAAAACCGCTCGTTCGGTTAATGGTAAGGAGCTGGCTAAAAGCCGCGATCCTGGGAGTAGTGTATTTTTATGGGGATTCGGATCCGCATTATTTTTGCTTCTGGTATTTTTTATTGTACGCTGGTATCTGAAACGCCAAACTAAAATTATTCCATGAAGTTAGTCCCGGCACAAATAGAGCGCGGTCCTGGCATCTTTCATTATTGGTGTCCCGGATGCAATTCTGAGCATAGTGTTTTTACACAGTTTAAAAATGAAAAAGGCGCAAAGTGGGCATGGAATGGTGATCTTATAAGGCCAACATTCTCACCTAGTCTATTGCATACATGGACTAGTGGGGATCCTCCAATTACCGCAGAAAATTTCGAGAAATATAAATCAAATCCCTGGCCACAAAATCAAAAGAAAAATATTTGCCATGTATTTATTAAAGATGGTCGTATTCAGTTCCTGAGTGACTGTACACACACCTTTGCTGGTAAAACAGTTGATCTACCTGATATGCCAAATGATATTTAAAACTCTTCTTTAGCACCCTTCTAGCCATGAAAAACCCTCGGATTGCAGCCCGGGGGTTTTCTGTTTATAAGTTTATTTATTAACGATAGTAAATATATTTTCGATGACTTACTTTTAATACTGTATGAATAAATACATAGTGATCCTGGCTCTGGGTATGTCCCTGGCGCCACTGGTTTTTATAGCTTCAAACCAGGCTAAAATCGAAAAGCGAATTAATGTCGTCGTCATCGACGATGTTTCCCTGGTACCTGTAAATCCAATGGTATTAACTTACCAGGATTTCAGCATTAAACTGGATTTCATAACCCCTGAGGCTATCGTTATCCAACCGCTGGAGTCACAGTATCAGGACTGGAAACCTTTTGGTAAAGTGCGTACTAAATACCATTCTGAATGGTTATTTAATCCGGTCAAACTCTGTTAATTCAATAGAATATTCGTTTAAAAGATAAAAAAGGCGCCCTACATAGGCGTCTTTTTTCGTTAGATACGTCACTTTTTTCCATATAAACGTAATTTAAAAGCTGTTTTCTGTCACGAAAACAGCTTTTTTTGTGACGTATAATCACATAAATGACTCAATGATCAATGCAAAATAGTTTAAAGGTTTAAATTAGATCATTTCCGCGTCTAGCAAACTCCTTTATTTTAGCCATATTCCTTCGCTGCCTTATCTTTTTAGCCTGTTCGTTGGTACAAAAAGAGTGTATCTAACTCTTTTTTCAAAACCCCGCACCCCTTTTTATAAAATAAGAAATGGTTTATTTTTTCCTTTTTGTAGACATTTTAACATGTATTTTTTAACAAATGATTTGATAAATACCTATAAATGAGGATTTTAAAATGTAAAGTTAAATTTTAAAACTGTCTACAAAACTGTCTACAAAACGAAATGAAGATACACCCCTTTTGCGCATGCGTGTGTGCGCGTGTGTGCGTGCGCATGTTATTATTATTATTAGTTTTTCTCTCTAAATAATATAATACTGTAGACAATCGAGAAACCATAAGCTTTTCAGCGTCTACAAAATTGTCTACACTGGTCTACAAAATTTCAAAGCGTTGATTGTCAATATAATTTTTGTAGACGCTTTTGTCCCAACCTATAAACACTTACCTTTAGAATATGGCAGTAACAACACGTATAAAACTCACAAGCGATAAAATTGATATTTCCGGCTTCAAGCGTCAGGATATTGAAAAAGCCTCTATGCGGGCAATTAATGAGACAATGGCTCAAGTGAAAACCCAAGCAATCCGAGAGATCACTTCAACATACAATCTATCTGCAGGTGATGTACGACCTGGAATATTCGTCTTAAAGGCCAGTGCTGCTAATCTTACCTCAAAATTAAGAACATCAATAGTCACCTTTCCTATGGTGAAATTTAATCCTACACAGGTAACAGCAAGCACTACAAGCAATAATCGTTTTCGTCAAAGGGTGGACCGTAAGGGAAATTTCAGTGTTGGTAAAACACGTGATACTGTGGTAGGAACGACTGTAGAGGTGAGAAAAGGTCAGAAAGTAACTATGCGGGATGCTTTTATCTTCCTGAATGAAAGTAGCCGTGCAAGGGTTAAAGCCTTTGGTAATTATAACAGTAGTTCATTTGCTTGGGATGATGCTAAAGAAGGTAGACCTACTACACTTAAATCTGTGAGTGTACATGGAGCATTAGCTAGTTCCGATGTTCAAAGGAAATTAATGGAGAAAGCGCAGGAGATCTATTCACGCACTTATTTCGCACGATTACAGTCATTAGGACGTCCCTAACGACTCCTCAACCTGTTAAAAACTTTATATATACTAAGTCTTTTACTCTATTAAATTTGGGTCCTTCCTAGCCCCTAACCCGCGCTGTGCGCATCAC